CAATATCTTGTACTTGATTGTACCTCTCTAATGATTTGACCACGGGATCCAATAACTTACCTTCAAGATAAAATGGATTTAATTTACAAGGAGCCTTCTTGGTTTCAATTATATCACCAAATAGAGCTGATTTTCTAAAAGAAGATTTACTGATAGTATTAATCTTTTCAGCTTCTCCTAAACGTACGAATTGTCCTTCAAAAGGATCAGCAGCTTGTAAATCAGCACACTTTTCCTGTAACGGATCAATCTCCATTTCATTTTTTAAATCAGAAAAATCCTCATAATATATGGGCATAACGTAAGCACTGCAACCATGTCCACCAAAGTGAACACCTATAATTTTCCCTCTCTGTAGAGAAGAATTGCATTCTACGTATATGGAACCACAGTGTCCAACATCATTCATAAATCTTCCACCGTAAACTCCTCTATGTTTAATAGAATTATTTTCATTGAAAGCCATATTAGCAATAAATTGCATAGGGCCAGTTTCTTCAACCAACCTTAGCGTATTTTTCTTGCCTTCATTATGTTCAAACATAAGTTTACGAACAATGTCGTACCTATTTTTGAAAGCGGAGTGATTTTTGAATAAATTCGTTATATCTTTCTTTACCTGGAATCTTTCAGGAAATTCCAAGACACACATGTCTCGTTCTTCCTGTAACAGTTTCTTTGGTAAATTTAGTAACTCTTTAATAGTGATAGCAAATTTTCCAACATTTTCATGTACATCACAACAACGTTGTAAATACAAACGCTTGTCGTAAAATTGCTCACCTCCATCACTCTCACACCAGTTTTCACAAATGCGTAAGAAATGATAAGGTATAGCAACGAATCTACCACCTATTGCTAGACAATAACCCATTTTAGTAACACCATCCGGTTTTAACAACATAAATTGAGCTTTCTGTAAAACAGAAATCATATGTGTTCGTCCGTTTTTGTCCAGTAAATCAGACCCTTGTACATTCGCTGCTGTTTGAGCCAATGATAAACTAAGAGATTGTGGTGTTTCTCCTTTCTTAACAGGTATATTTTGGTCAGATTGGGGTAAAGCTGTTGATGAATACCACCAATTAACCCCAAGTATAAGAGCTGCTGACAAAGAAGCTCCAAGCCCTAAATAAGCTGCCGACTTGGAATAGTAAGCATCTCTTTCAAGACTTTTCTGAAACTCTTTATACAAAGAACCTGGATTTGGATTTGCGATTTTCTTGAACTTGTAATAAGGTTCTCGAACAAATCTATTAAATAAATTAGCGTCAGGTCCGTATCTCCTCACTGTTTCATAACAATGAGATGATAACTTTTCTTTCCAATAACCGCAAAATTTAGCCAAATCAGGTAATATGCAACCTTTCAATGATAATTGCGCATGTACGGCTTTCCAAATTCCCACTTTTCCGGAAACTGGTTCTGCCTTAATTGCAAGCTCATATTCTTCTTTGCATTCTTCACTATCTTCTTCAACAAGTTCGTCAAGTTCCATAGACTTTAAATATATATCAGGAATGATCATATCGCGTATCTTTTTCATACTTTGTAGATTGTTAAGATGAATCGAATCATTTCTAACTTTTCTAGCTCTTAATAACTCAACTACCTCTTTACAAGATAGTTCTTCAGATCCATAG